AATTCAATCTGTTCTTGAGACATTAAACTAATGTGTTCAAAAATATTTTTCTCTAACGAAGCCATAACCATCGGATTATTTCTTGCAATGTTTGTTGCCATGAAATTTAAGTGAGCTGTAATGTGTGCTCTGTGGTCTTGACCTGGAAAAGCTTGAAATTGTTTACCACCTAGTGCATCGATATGTTCTAACGCAGGATCTTTTGGTGTGGGTTGCATTGGTCTAACTAAAATAGAATCAATATTTTTTACACCTAAAGCTTCATACATATTTCTGTACGCTTGGTACATATTATGCATTTGTGGATTTGAGGTTGCCAGCTGCAATTCCGTCTGAGCGAGGGAAATACGCTGAGTCTGTGAAAAAATGTTGGGGTCGGCAACTGGCAATATATCCACCCTATCATCAAAGTCAGATTGTTTAATCATCTTTTGGCCCCCAACTACATCATACGGATACTCTTGGGGTAGATATAACTTGAATACTCTAGCCATTAATTTAAATTCATTTTTAAGAGCTGAGTAAATTCTTTTGTGTATAGCAGACATGGTTCTAGAACCACGCTCCAGGAGAGCAACTGTAGTTCCAACTGCTGCTTGTTGATTGCCATCACCAACTTGTAAATCTGCAATCGATGCAAACCTTTGACCTGCACCAACTACAACACCCATTAATTGTAATAATGTTTGTGATGGTTCTTTAAATGGTAACATCATAAACGAATCTTTTAAGTTTCCACCAGGTGCATCTACATCCCTAAACTCACCGGGTTGGATTGACTGTGCATCATCTCTAATTCTTATACCTCTCATTTTGAAACCAGCTGGCAGATTAGATAACGTTCCCGCATCCAAGAGCTGTCTTAAAGCTGCGGTCGCTGTTCTTGACAGTCCACCAATCATGTGGATTAGACCGAACCCATAAAAACCTAGTCCAGGTAAAAATTTAAAGTGAACAAAATATTGAATTTTGTTTTTCTTTACATCTCCTATTTCATAGTTTCTTCTGATAGATAAAATTTCTCTTGATCCTTCTTCTAGTGTTACAATGTAAGGGACCTTAATTCCTGATGGCTCACCAGTCTGTGGATCTGTATCTTCAAAACCTTCAAGATCTAAATTCACATGACACTCTAACAAAGTATACAAATCATCATTTTTAGATTTAGATACTCCTTCAAGTTCTCTCTCTTTTCTGTCAACTTCTGATTCTTTATCTTGTGGTGCAGCTAAATCTATATCTCTATAGAAACCTGCAACTTGTTGTTTTCTTAATTCGTTTTCAGAAATTTTTACTTTATGAATGATTGCTTCCGCATCGTCCAATGAGGTAGCCGTGTACGGAACAACCAAATCATCCGCAGGAACAAATTTAGAAACTGCTCTACCTTCTACTTCATCAAAGTAAACTTTTTTGAAAGTAGATCCTGCTAACGGTAGATGGAATAACATAGAATCAAATTCTGGTTCATACTCTTTCATCTGATCCATAATTTGATAGTTCATAAAATCTTTAACACGATCAGCTTGTTGAACTTTATCTGGAGTTTGTAATCCAAGTATCTGTGATCTCACAGGTCCATCAGCTGGTAATAATTCTTTGTATGCTAAAGCTTGAAACTGAGTAACTGCTTCTGCAAGAACTGGGTGAGTTGCACCTGAAGCTCCTTGAAACGGTTCTGTTCTTTGATCGTATTTAAATCCTAAAAGGTCTAAACCTTGTGTATAAGTTTTTTCCCAATCTTTTCTTGATACAGAGTAGTCTGTGTATTTTTGATTTAAGTCTGAGCCTAATGATCCTAAAGTATCATCAGGTAAAAATTCTGCTAAGTTTGCATAGTGGTCATCACCACCTTCTTGAGAGGCAGCTCTTGGATCAAAGTTAATATCAACTGAGCCATCTTCATTTTGAACTTGTTCTACTTCTCCTGGTTTTTCTAATTCAGCTTCAACTTCTTCTACTAAAGTTTCTTGAATCTCTTCTTCTCCAGGAAGCGTAATTTCTTTTCTAGGCTCGTTTGGTAGAGCTTTGTCTATTGTATTGTCTGCCATTTATTTTCTCCGTATGTTCGACTGTTTTAACAGTATTATAATTAATATTCAACCCCTGAGGTGTAGGCCCTGATTTTGGAGGGGGTCCAGATGTTTTACGAAGATAAGATTTGTTTTGCATATTTCCCATACATCACACCACCATTTTTCTTATTAAACCTTTTAAATAACTCTTGCCCTGGTCCTAAAGCAAATTCTTGGTATGACATTCTGTCATCATATCCACCTTTGCCACTAAAAAAATAATCTCTCATCCATTTTTCAGATTTAGGCATTGTACCTTTATCAAAACCAATACGGCCACCATCCGCCATTTTTGGAAAATACTCTTCTGCAAATTTATCTATATCCATACCTGTGCCTTCTTTACCACCAAGTTCAATATATTTCTTTGTAACTAATGCGTTGTATTCAGTGTCACCACCATCTAAAAACTTAACTCTTTCTTCTCCGTAAGCTGGAGGCATTCTTTTCTTTTCTCCTTCTTGCTTACCTAGTTCAGAATCATAATAATCTTTTCTTTGTTTAAGAAATTTTAAACCTTCTTGCATTGTGATAACACCTTCATTGACACCTTTATCTAAAGTTTCTTGGATTAAACCTATAAGATAATTATTAGAAGATGGTCCCGTTCCATAAATGCCTTGAAGCAAAGTGTCCGCAGATTTTTTAAACTGTTCAGTAGTATAAGAGGGTTTTGGAATTGGTTTGTCTGGCATTACAGGACTCCTGCAATACCGCCTTTAGCTCGTTTTTCTTTTTCTTTTTCTGCTTTGTTAATCATTTTTCTAAGATCTTCCATACCCATTGTTCTTTGAGACGGTGGATAATCTTCAGGATAATATTTTCTTAACATTTGTTCTTCTTTAATTTTATAATACTCATCTTCTGCATCTTTATCGACAAGTTCCATAAATTTAAATTCTTTTAAATTTTTTTTCTTAGGTGTTCCATCTTCGAATCCCATTCTGCCACCATCTTTAACACCCATTCTAGCTTCAGATAAAATTTGATCTATAAACATTTTAAGAGACATAGGTTGTCCACCCATTTCAATTACTTCATCAACATATTTTTTGTATTCTTCTAATAACATTGGATCTGCACCTGCCATCTTAATTGATGGAGCGCTTTCTTTTAAACCCATGATTCCTGAAGCCTGATCCTCGGTTGGTGCATTTAGTGACTTTAATAAATCTCTATATTCGTCAGATTGCATTTCTTCTAATTCTGGAATGTCCTCTGACCCCATTGCGTAATTTGATCTCATCATATTGCCAGTATAGTTTATATTGCCTCCACCTGCAACATCTTTTCTAGTTCTTCTCATAGCTTCTTTGACAGCTTCACCAAACTCAAAACCTTCTTCGTCCATGAGTTTTTTAACTATCTTTGACATTTCTGATTCTTGATATTCTTCAGCCATAATCTAATAATACACCTTTGGTGTCTGTTGTAAAGGTTCATCTTCATAATCATCTGGGTGATTAATTAATCCACCTTGTCTAAATCTCATTACAGCTTGTGTAGTGGAGTCGACCAAGTCATCATGATCTCCATAAGGAAACGCAGCGCATTCTTCAATTACATCTTGTGCAAACTCCATTTCAGTTGGAGCCCAGATTCTACCAGACTCAAACAATGGAGATACTGAGTTAACTCTAGTGTGTTTGTCATTACCTTTTGATGGCGTAAAATTTAAAACAGGTATACCCATTTTTCTAAGTTCATAAGTAAGCGGTAACCCTGATGCCTTACTCTCGATTATAACCGTCTCTGGATTCCAATAACCATATTGATCCATAGCCACTCTACGTAACTCTGGAAACTCATACCGACCTTTTATTGCATCAAGAAGCATGAGACAGGGACCACTATCCTCATCTGGATGAAACACGCCCCAGGTGGTAATAGCAGAATAGTCGGCAGTTTGTTTTTTCATAAAAGCTGTATCGTAAGATTGAATGACATGTTCGATTGCAGGCAAACCATCTTTCTCCCAAGGTTGCCACCATTCACGTTTTATTAATGCTCCTTCTTCTGAAGTAGGGTTCTGCATGTATTGTGCATTCCACTTTGAACCAGGGATAGAAGCCTTGACTGATTCTAAGTCAGACAAGTTCCAGTATTCAGGCCACAGGGGTTTACCACTTGGTAAGATTGCAGGAAATTCAATTACCTCCCACTGATCAGCCTTTGGTTCTTTTTGTGCAGATATCAAACGACCTGCTAAATCTTTTTCATTCCATCTAGTCATTACAATTACAATTGTTCCACCAGGTTGAAGACGTTGACGTGGACCAGATGTATACCACTCATAAGTTCTATCTAACGCTTGAGCATTCATTGCATCTTGTTCAGTATGTGGATCATCAATAATCAAGAGATCGGCACCACGACCCGTGATTGCAGATCCAACACCAGCAGCATAGTATTCACCACCTTGTTGGGTTTCCCATTTACCAGCAGCTTGAGAATCTTCTTTGAGTCTTGTTTGAAAGACTTCTTTGTACTCAGGTGAATCCATAAGTTGTTTAGCCTTACGACCAAATCTTACAGATAATTCAGTTGTGTTAGTAGATTGAATAATTTTTAGTTTAGGATTACGACCAACCATCCAAGCAGGTAATAGATAAGATGCAAACTCAGACTTAGTATGTCTAGGAGCCATGTTTATAATAACACGCTTTACTTTTCCATTTGCAATATCATTAAATTTTTTAGCAACTTGTTGGTGATGTTTACCTTCAATAAAATCAGGCCAAACATGTTTAACAAAAGCCATGAAGTCATCTTTAATATCAGCTTGTTTTTTCTTATCTTTCCACTTAGCCATATATAGGCCCAATTGTCTTTTGACATCAGGTGGGAGTTTTTCAAATTTCTTTAGTTTATCTATATCCATAGTGCATTCGAAAAAAAATTTTGCAAAATTTTTTCAGTTATGTTTTTGGAACCTTAAAGTATTTTACGGCTATGTTTATCCAAACCTTTGTATAAATACGTATGTATTAGGATTCCTTTTTGTCACACCTTAAACTAAAAATTAAAAAAATACAAATTTTGCCTGGCGCTTGGTACCTCTATCGATCCGGTACGGTTCCGCAAGGTTGCCCTGCGACATTTTGTCGCAGGACATTTTGTCTACTTGACGAGGCTAATGTCTAGTAAATTATTTAATCATTCCAACTTCTTTTCATCCTTCTCATCTCCGAGTATAGCTCACCCATATGAAGCTTGTCGCATGTCTTAACCCACTCAATTAGTTCTGCTCTCATCTCCTTCTGCTCTTCATGTATCTTAGCTTTGTTGCTGTCAATTATTTCAAAGTGCTCTTCGTTTTGTTCTGCCATTTATAACCTCGCTTTCATTTAATTATCTATTAATACGCCAACACACTTATCATTCCCGTTTGGAAATCCAGTTAGTTCATCCAACATTTTATGATTATCATATCCTAATTTTATACAAGCTTCCTGTATATCCTCAAATTTATAGAGATCATTAGCAATAATATTTATCATACCTTCTTTGTTTTCTTTTTTTATAACTTTAATCATAATTAACCTCGCTTTCTTTTTCTATACTATCACACTGGCGATAACTCCGCCAGTGTGCAGATTGTCGCAGTTTAATTTAACTCTTTGTTTGCGTCTTGAATATCA